GTAAAAATGAATACGTTCCGACTGATGTTCATTGGTCCGAGGTTCCTGGAAGAGATGAAGTATGGAAAGAACAGACGATTGCTAACACATCAGAACAGCAATTCAGAGTCGAGTTCGAGTGTGAGTTTCTTGGTTCTGTCAATACCCTTATAAATCCAACAATTCTCAAAAGTTTAATATACGAAAATCCTATACAGAGAAATGCAGGTTTAGATGTCTACGAAGAATCGCAAAAGGACCACAACTACCTACTTACTGTTGATGTTGCTCGTGGTTTGGGCAACGATTATTCTGCATTTATCGTGTTTGATATTACAGAATTTCCATACAAGTGCGTAGCAAAATATAGAAATAATGAAATCAAACCAATGCTATTTCCAAATATTATTTTGGATGTGGCAAAAGGATACAATAATGCTTGGTTATTAGTTGAAGTTAATGATATTGGAGATCAAGTAGCAAGTATTCTTCATTATGATTTGGAATATGAAAATATTCTTATGTCTTCGATGAGAGGTAGAAATGGACAGGTTGTTGGTCAAGGATTCTCTGGCAGTAAAACTCAACTTGGTGTTAGAACAACATCTGCTGTCAAAAAACTTGGATGCTCCAACTTAAAAACTCTTATTGAAGAATTTAAATTACTTACCCTTGATTATGAAATCATTTCAGAATTAACAACTTTTGCTCAGAGGAACAATTCTTTTGAGGCAGAAGAGGGTTGTAATGATGATCTTGCAATGTGTCTCGTTCTTTTTGCTTGGTTAGTTGCACAAGATTACTTTAAGGAGATGACAGAAAATGATGTTCGTAAGAGAATCTATGAAGAGCAAAAAGATCAGATAGAACAAGACATGGCACCATTTGGATTTATTTCTGATGGATTTAATGATGAAACTACTTTTGTAGATAGTTCTGGTGATAGATGGTATTCTGATGAATATGGTGACAGATCATATATGTGGGATTATATGTAATGTCTTTTGATGATGAGATTGAATTAGAGCACCTGTTGTTTCTTGAAAGAAAGTGTAGAGTGTGTGGCAAGGTAAAAAATTTGATGGACGATTTTTATAAGACTAGAAAAGATAGAACATTGGCATCTTCATATTCATATGAGTGTAAAGATTGTACAAAGAAAAGAGTTAATAGAAAAAAAATAAAAGTAAAGAGTGTTGTATGGGAATATCCGGATTGGTGATATCACGCATAGTTTCCCCAGTGAAAATACCCCTTTCCATAAATATTTTTAGATAAATTTGGACTGCGAGGGTAGAACAGATGCCACTAAATTTAGCATCTCCTGGTATTGTAGTAAGGGAAGTAGACCTGACCGTTGGTAGAGTTGATCCAACTTCTGCTAGTATTGGTGCGATTGTTTCACCTTTCGCACAAGGTCCGGTAGAAGTCCCCACAATAGTGGAGAACGAGCAAGATCTTTTAGGGACTTTCGGAAAACCATACGGAACAGATAAGCACTATGAGCATTGGCTCACTGCTTCTTCTTTTAGCATATGGTGGATCACTCAGAGTAGTAAGAGCGGATGACACATCTCTTACTAATGGAAGAGTTGGTAGTGCTACAAGTATCAAAATTAAGAGTTTAGATCATTATGAAGAACTTGGATATGATGAGAATACAATTACAGATGTAGTTGTTGCAGCAAGAAACCCCGGATCATGGGGTAATGGATTAAGACTTGGTATGATTGATGCCAAGGCAGATCAAATTCTTGGTATTAGTACAGCATATGCTGTTGTTGGACGAGGTGTTACTCAGGCAGTTCCTCCTAATACAGTTATTGCCGGTGCAGGAACAACTAGTGTTCTGGATGGTTACTTTAAAGGTATCATTACCGGAGTTGCAATTGATAAAGACGAAATTGAGGTTAAAATCTTAACACACGTAAGTGCTGGTGGAACATTCACTGACATTGGATATCAACCAGGAGGAGTTTACAAGTTCTCGACAACCGGAAATATTGGATTCAATACTGCCGGAGGTAGTGTTGGACTTGCTGCCTCAGTGACATCAACAAAAGACTGGTTTGATCAACAAGAACTTACTTTAACTTCTTCAACGACGATCAAGTGGAATCAAATTGCAGATCGTCCAGGAACTTCTGAATATGCTAGTGTGAGAGGATCAAAAAATGATGAAGTTCATATTGTCGTAGTTGATGGTGATGGTGCAGTCACTGGAAACTCTGGAACAGTTCTCGAAAAGCATCTTGGATTATCAAAAGCAAAAGATGCAGAATTCTCCTTAGGATCACCACAATATTGGAGAAAGTTCCTTTTAAATGGTTCTGAATATATTTTTGGTGGATCTCAACCTGCAGATGCTGTAGCAACTGGTTTCACAACATCAACAACATATACTCCAGCATCAGATAATAGTTGGGATCAAAATGCAGAGGGTATTACTTTTGCTGCAAGAGGAAACTTTAATGAACAATTTAGTGCTGGCACAGACTACAACGGTAAAACTGGAATTGGACAAACTGGTGCTCTTGAATCCGGTCTAGATGGATTAGTAACTGGTTATGGATTATTCGAAAATACTGAACAATATGATGTAGATTTCATTCTTATGGGATCCGCAGGATATAGAAAGGAAGAAGCACAAGCACTTGCTAACAAGTGTATTGCAGTTGCCGAAGCAAGACAAGATGCAATCGCATTTGTATCACCATATAGAGGTGCGGCGATTAATGATTTAACTGGAACGACAGATTATGATAATCAAAAAGAAGTGACCATCAAAGATGCTAACACTATTACGGATAATGTAGTTAGTTTCTACTCTCCTGTTACATCATCTTCATATGCAGTATTCGACTCCGGATATAAGTATATGTTTGATAGATTTGCAAATACCTTCAGATATGTCCCACTGAATGGAGACATTGCTGGCACATGTGCTAGAAACGATGCAAATAACTTCCCATGGTTCTCACCTGCCGGAACAAACAGAGGTGCAATCCTTAATGCAGTTAAACTTGCATATAACCCAAGTAAGACTCAAAGAGATGTACTTTACTCCAACAGAGTCAACCCTGTAATCTTCTCACCTGGTGCTGGTATTGTTCTCTTTGGAGACAAAACTGGATTTGCTAAGTCATCGGCATTTGATCGTATTAACGTTCGCAGATTGTTCATCTACCTTGAAGATGCAATTTCTGCTGCTGCAAAAGATCAATTGTTTGAATTCAACGACGAGATCACGAGAACTAACTTTGTGAACATTGTTGAACCATTCCTCCGTGATGTTCAGGCAAAACGTGGAATCTTTGACTTCGTTGTTATTTGCGACGAAACAAACAACACTGCTGCAATTATAGATAATAATGAGTTTGTAGCAGACATCTTTATTAAACCCGCAAGATCAATCAACTTCATTGGTCTTACGTTTGTTGCCACCAGAACTGGTGTTTCATTTGAAGAAGTTATCGGTAACGTTTAATTTAGAGGTATAAGAAACAATGGCAAACCGTCAACAAGTAAACACCTTACCATTAAGGACCATCAGTGACTTTAAAAGTAAACTGAAGGGTGGTGGTGCAAGACCTAATCTGTTTGAGGTGGAACTTACGTTCCCCTCAATCGTTGGAGTTCAGGATGAAAATGAAGTAATTGAAAATTCCAGATTTCTTGTAAAGGCAGCAGCACTGCCCGCCTCTACAGTTGCACCTATCGATATTCCTTTCAGAGGAAGAATCTTAAAGATTGCGGGTGACAGAACATTTGAAACCTGGACGATTACTGTCCTCAATGACACTTCATTCTCTATCAGATCAGCATTTGAAAAGTGGATGAACACCATCAACAAACTTGATAATGGAACTGGAGAAACAGATCCCGCACTTTATCAGGTAGATGCTAAAGTTCATCAACTTGATCGTGATGGAAGAACTCTTAGAAAGTATGTCTTTAAAGATGTATTCCCAACGAATATTTCTTCAATTGACCTGAACTACGAGACTACTGATACCATTCAGGAGTTCACCGTAGAAATGCAAGTTCATTTCTATGAGGCATTCAAAGGTAATGCTCCACAATCTGGTGGTGAGAACATCAGCTAAATAGTAAAATAACAGTCTAGTTAGTTTATACTATGGCAAAACTTTTTGGTTTTTCTATTGAAGATACAGAAAAAAAATCCAAGTCTGTAGTTTCCCCCGTCCCCGAAAATAACGAGGACGGGGTTGATAACTATATTGCTAGTGGATTTTATGGTTCATATGTAGATATTGAAGGTCAATATAGAACAGAGTTTGATTTAATTAAAAGATACAGAGAGATGTCACTTCATCCCGAAGCGGATGGAGCAATAGAAGATGTTGTAAACGAAGCAATCGTTAGTGATCTTTATGATTCACCGATTGAGATTGAACTTTCGAATCTCAATGCAACTGATAAATTAAAAAAAGCAATTAGAAAAGAATTCAAATATATCAAAGAGATTTTAGACTTTGATAAAAAGTCTCATGAAATTTTTAGAAATTGGTATGTTGATGGGAGACTTTATTATCATAAAGTGATTGATATGAAAAAACCTCAGGAAGGAATTAAAGAACTGAGGTATATTGATCCCATGAAAATGAAGTTTGTCCGTCAAGAAAAGAAGAAGGACAAAAATATCATCGGACCAAATATTCCTGGTCGTGACGAAACTAAGAATGGTATTGCTCCTGAGATTGAAGAGTATTTTGTTTATACTCCTAAACCAGCATATCCAAGTAATAACTTAAGTGGTGGTGGAGGAGCAAAAGGAACTAAAATTGCCAAAGATGCAATTACATATTGTACTTCAGGTCTTGTAGATAGAAACAAAGGAACAGTTCTTTCTTATCTCCATAAGGCAATCAAAGCACTCAATCAACTTAGAATGATTGAGGATTCTCTTGTAATTTATAGATTGTCAAGAGCACCAGAACGTCGTATTTTCTATATTGACGTTGGCAATCTTCCAAAGGTGAAGGCAGAACAATATCTGCGTGATGTTATGATGCGTTATCGTAACAAACTCGTGTATGATGCAAACACTGGTGAAGTTCGTGACGACCGTAAGTTTATGTCAATGATGGAAGATTTCTGGCTTCCTAGACGTGAAGGTGGTAGAGGAACTGAAATCTCTACACTCCCTGGTGGACAAAACTTGGGAGAACTTGCTGATATTGAATATTTCCAAAAGAAACTTTATAGAGCACTCGGAGTTCCCGAATCTAGAATTGCTGCCGATGGTGGTTTCAATCTTGGTCGTTCTTCCGAAATTCTGCGTGATGAATTAAAGTTTGCTAAGTTTGTTGGTCGTCTGAGAAAGAGATTTGCTCAGATGTTCAATGATATGCTGAAGACTCAATTAATTCTCAAAAATATTGTTTCTGTAGAAGATTGGGATAGAATTTCCGATCACATTCAATATGACTTCTTATATGATAATCAGTTTGCCGAACTCAAAGAAACTGAAATGTTGAATGAGAGACTTGGTGTTCTTGCAACAATCGAACCTTATATTGGTAAGTATTATTCCACTCAATGGGTTCGTAGTAAAGTTCTCCGTCAGACTGATGCAGAAATGATTGAAATGGATGAACAAATTGAACAGGAAATTAGAGATGGAGTTATTCCAGACCCAAGTGCAGTAGATCCAATTACTGGTGAACCTTTACCACAAGAAGGTGAGCAGGGAATGATGGGTGATGTTCCGATGGAACCAGAAATTGATGGTGGAATTACTGATGCTGATGGCAAAGCTGCTGAGATATAAATAGAAAATATAGTTATTATAAATTTTCATGGAAGAAATTGTAAATTTAATCGGAGCAGATGAATCTGCGTCTGATATTAGTGACAAGATTAAGGACGTTTTGTTTGCAAAAGCAGCAGAACGTATTGAAGGTATTAAACCAAAAGTAGGTGCATCCATGTTTGATGAACCATCAGGAGAGGATCAAGGAGAATGATTGTAAAAGTTTTGGCAGCAGAAACAGATTTAACTTCTGCAACTAATGTTAGTCTTGCTACAGTTGTTAGATTAGTCAACAATAGTAGTTCAGTTGATGTTGTCACTAGAAAAACTGCTGGTGGTGACACTATAGGATCATTTACTTTGACTGCTAACTCTGTAACATTTGCAGAAAAAGACGCTACTGATACTTTAGAGGGTGGCGCAACTATTTTAGCAGCAAAAGTAGCATACAACATCTCATAAGAAAAATGAAACTTATCACAGAAGAAGTAACAAACGTCAAAATTATTACTGAAGGCAAAGGTGCCGGTAAAAAACTCTATATCGAAGGAGTTTTTCTTCAGGGTAATATCAAAAACCGTAATGGCAGAATGTATCCGATGGAGACTCTTGCCAAAGAGGTTGGTAGATATAACGAAACTTTTGTCCAAAAAGGACGTGCTCTCGGAGAACTTGGTCACCCCGATGGACCTACCGTAAATCTTGATCGTGTTTCTCACAAAATTACCTCTTTGAAAGCAGAGGGTAATAATTTTATTGGTAAGGCACAAATTTTGAATACCCCTATGGGTAAGATTGCATCTTCACTTCTTGATGAAGGTGTAATGCTTGGTGTTTCTTCTCGTGGTGTTGGATCATTAAAAGAAGATAGAAACGGTGTAAGAGTTGTCGGTGAAGATTTTCAGTTGGCAACTGCTGCTGATATCGTTGCTGATCCTTCCGCACCTGATGCTTTTGTCAATGGAATTATGGAAGGAAAGGAGTGGGTTTGGGAAGGTGGAATCCTTCGTGAACAACTCGCAGAAAAGACTGAAAGAAGGATTAACACCCTTGTTGATCAAAAAATGCTCGAAGAGCATAAGTTGAACTTATTCAACGAATTCTTATCAAATCTATAATTTATAAATAAATATAGATTAATACAAAAAATATTTAATCAAATGTCCGTTGGTAGCAATTTACAAGAAATGGAAAACGTAGTAACCAAAGGCGCTGCTGCAGCTGATCCGATGCCAAAGGCAGGAAGCAATGCTTCCGGTGTTTCGACACCTGGCCAAACTGGTAGTTACGAAGATCTCGGTGGCCCAACCCCAGAAAATTACAAAGTAGACGACGATTCTGCAAAAATTGCAGAACCCAAAATCGCAACTGTCAAAGACATTGTGAATAGAGGTGCTAAACCTGCCGAACCCATGCCTAAGGGTATGAAGGAAGAGGAAGAGGTAGAAGGAGAAGTCGTTGAAGAGGAAGAAACCACTGCATCTGCTGAAGAAGTAGTATCTGAAGAAGAAACTACCGAAGAAGAAGAAGTGGTTACCGAAGAAGAAGCACCTGAAGCAGAATACAACGTCGAAGAAGATGTTGAAGCACTGCTTGCTGGTGAAGAACTTTCCGAGGATTTCCAAGAGAAAGCACGCACCATTTTTGAAACTGCTATCAAGGCAAAAGTTGCTACAGTTCAAGAAGAACTGAAAGCACAATATGAAGCAACCCTCGAAGAGGAAGTTTCGACAATTAAGTCTGAACTGACCGAGAGAGTTGATGCATATCTTGAGTATGTTGCTGAAGAGTGGATGACTGAGAACAAACTCGCAGTCGAATCCGGTCTCAAGACAGAAATGACCGAATCATTCCTCACCGGAATCCGAGGTCTTTTTGAAGAACATTATGTAACTATCCCTGAAGAGAAATATGATGTAACCGCCGCAATGGTGGAAAAATTAGATGAGATGGAAGATAAACTCAACGAGCAAATCAATAAAAATATTGCTCTCAATCAAAGATTAGCTGAGTCGGTTGCCGATGTAATCTTCTCCGATGTCTGCGAAGGTCTGGCACTTTCACAGAAGGAAAAGCTCGCTTCTCTTGCCGAAAATGTTGAGTTTGATAG